GATATCCCCAAGGAAAAGAAGGAGAATCTCCAAAAGAACATTGCTCGTTACTTCGCTGAAGGAATTGATCTTTATAACGAACTCATCCGTGAGGGCATTGCGAAGGAATGTGCGAGGTTTGTTCTCCCTTTAGCAACACCAACTAAAATATACATGACTGGTAGTATAAGGTCATGGATACATTACATAGAACTACGCTCTGCTCATGGTACTCAAAAAGAACACATGGATATAGTAGAAGAATGTAGGACTGTATTTAAAGAAAATTTACCTGTAGTATCAGAGGCATTATCATGGTAACTGACTTTGCAAAACAAATAAAAGTGGGAACAAAGAAATCTCACTCAATGGCAGAAAATACCTCATTCGTTACATCCTTTCTGAGAGGGGTTGTAAGCAAGGAAAGTTATCGAACCTTAGTTTCTAACCTGTACTTTGTTTACTCTGCCTTAGAGGACGTTGCAACACACTTAAAGGATGATCCTACAGTAAGTCCTATATTGTTTGATGAATTAAATCGTCATAAACCATTAGCAGAAGATTTAGATTTCTTCTATGGAGAGAGTTGGCATAAGGAAATATATCCTAGTGATGCTACTAAGGTTTATATTGATAGGATTAGAGAGGTAGGTCGTACAGAACCACATTTATTTGTAGGACATCATTACACACGATACATGGGTGACTTATCTGGTGGACAAATACTAAAAGGTATTGCACAGAAATCATTGAAATTAGGTGACGAAGCATTTAACTTCTATAATTTTAAAGATATAGAAAGTTCAGTTAAATTTAAAAATAACTACAGAGAAACATTAAATAACTTACCCTTGTCACAATCCCAAGTTGATGGTATAATAACTGAAGCAAATTATGCTTTTAGATTAAACATGTATATGTTTGAAGAGTTAGTAGGTGATGCACCTAAAACTGTTCTTCAAATTATATTTGGTATTCTACAAGACATACTTGCTGAAATGATAGTATCTAAGAGGTTTAGGTAATGCCTACTTATGAATTTAGAAATAAAGAGACAGGAGAGATCACCGAAAAACGGATGTCCTTTACTGTTCTCGATAAATATAAGGAGGATAACCCTCACTTAGAACAGTATCATTCCAGTTATCCTGGTTTAGTTGCTGATGCTCACGTAAGAGATAAGAGACCAGATGGTTTCAAAGATGTTCTTAAGAGTATCAAGAAAGCAAATCCTGGTTCAACAATCGACACCAATTTCACTAGTAACATTTAAATGCCACGTAAAAAGAAAACTTCTGATTTTGATTTCGTAAACAGTTCCCCTAAGAAGATGAGACGTAAGAAACCTATTAATACAGAACAACTTACAGACATAAAACCTCTGACAGATAATCAGAAGTTAGTTTTTGATGCTTACGAACAAAATAAGAACCTATTTTTGTATGGTTGTGCAGGTACAGGTAAAACATTTATTGCAATGTACCTAGCATTAAAAGAAATCTTATCTAATAGGACATCGTATGAAAAATTATACATCGTACGTTCTCTTGTTCCTACTAGAGAAATAGGTTTCTTACCAGGTGATCACGAAGACAAGGCACATCTATATCAAATACCTTACCAGAACATGGCAAAGTATATGTTCAAGATGCCTGATGATCCTGCCTTTGAAATGTTATACGATAATTTAAAGGCACAAGAAACAATTTCTTTTTGGAGTACATCATTCTTACGTGGTACAACTTTAGATAATGCTATTGTACTTGTTGATGAGTGTCAGAATTTAAACTTTCATGAGTTAGATTCAATCATGACTCGTGTTGGTAATGATTCTAAAATTATATTTGCAGGTGATATAGCACAGACAGATCTAGTTAAGACCAATGAAAAGAATGGTATACTTGACTTCATGAAAATACTTGAAGTCATGGATGAGTTTGCTAACATTGAATTCGATGTTAATGACATAGTTAGAAGTGGATTAATTAGAAACTACATTATTACTAAGTTACAAATGGGTCTCTAATGTTTAATCATTTAATTATGGAGATGTCTTTAGAAGACATCAGTGCAACTACTGTCAAAGGTAAGAGAGTATATGAGATAGGAGATCAAAAGTATCCATCTATTTCTACTATTTGTTCTTACAGAAAAAGAAAATCCATTGCTGAATGGAGAGAAAGAGTTGGTGCTGAAGAAGCAAACAAGATTTCTAAACGTGCTACTACTGCAGGTACTACAGTTCATAGTATGATTGAAGATTATCTTAACAATGAACTAGACCTTGAAAAGTATGATGGTAAACATCTTGCTAAGATACTTTTCACGCAAGCAAAACCAATGCTTGCACGGATAAACAACATTCACTTTCAAGAAGCACCACTATACAGTCATGAGTTTGCAATAGCAGGTAGAGTTGACTGTATAGCAGAGTTTGATGGTAAGTTATCAATCATCGACTTCAAGACATCCTCTAAAGAAAAGAAAGAGGAATGGGTTGAAGGATACTTTGTTCAAGAGACAGGTTATGCTAAAATGTATGAGGAAAGATCTGGTATTAAAGTCGAACAGATCGTTACTCTTATAACTTGTCAAACTGGAGACACACAGGTCTTTGTAAAGAATCCTGATGATTACGTGCCTCTATTGAAAGATTATATCAGGGAGTATAAAGATGCCCAGTAAATCTAAAAACATTAATGAATTAATTGACGACACTTTTATGGACAAGAACAAATTCTCTATGACTATTGAAAATATAGTAAAAGATAGTAATAGATCCTTGAGTTATATTGATGCCATCGTTGATTTCTGTGAGTCCAAAGACATAGAGGTTGACACAGTTACTAAATTGATAGCACCTACTTTAAAGGAAAAGATTAAAGCAGAAGCAATCAAATTAAATTTTATAAAGAAAACTTCTAAAGCAGTATTGCCCATATGAGTGCCTTCGATTGTTACATAATCTACTTGGCAATAAAAGCACATTTCTCTAGAAAAGGATACGATTACTTTAAATACAATGGTCGTACAAAAGCATCTGTAGAAAATTTTAACGAAAGAACAGACAAATATTTCTTTGAGAAACTCGCTAACAAATATAATAAACAAGAATTAGAATCATACTTTGTATCTAACTTCTTATCTAACTCTAACCTATGGGTAGGAGAAATGAATGATAAGAACTTCTTTGATTGGAAGAAAAAGATGCAGAGTATTTCTTATTTGTATGAGAATGATTTAAAAACTATCATTGATAGATGTGGTAGTTTAAATAATGCAATGAAATGTAGAAACTTCACACACTCTACAGTAATTAAATTATATCTTGGTGATCATATCATGCCAGAAACTATGGTTCTGTTAAATAGAATTACAGGTTTTATAGAAAGATACGATACACTACTAAATGATTCTATTTGGAAGAAGATATCAAACCTCTTGCAAAAATATGATCCATTTGTTATAGTGGATTATAATAAAATTAAATCTATTACAATAGGAAATTTATGAGCAGATTATTTGATTCAGAAATAGTTCAAAAAGAAATGGATGAAATGACTGAAACTTATACGGACTTGATGATGAAAGTTCCATACTTTGCTGTCATGAATAGAGAGCAAAGAGAAGAAGTAATAAATGATATAGAAAAATTATGTGATAAACAAGAGATCCTATATAGTAGGGCAACACTTATGAATGATGAAGACAGTGAGAAACTTAAACAAAACTTTAAAAATGCTGCCATGGACTTGGGTATACCAGAGGAGATGGTAGGTCTTTCAATTTTTAAAGAAGCGAGAAAAGTGTGTCAAACCATGAGAGATAATCTTGACAAACTCTTATGAATACTGTATAATACAGACAATCCTACAATACAACTAATACGGAGAATACGCATGTCATTTGCTGCATTAAAAAAGCAAGGTTCTTTGCTTGATAAACTCAACAAAGAAATTAATAAGACCGAGGTAACTTCTGGTTTTATAGATGACCGTCTTTGGAAACCACAGATGGGCAAAGAGGGAATCGGTAGTGCTGTCATCAGGTTTCTACCACCTGCTAAAGGTAATGAATTACCTTGGGCAAAGGTATGGAGTCATGCATTCCAAGGACCAGGTGGATGGTACATTGAAAACTCATTAACTACAATAGGACAGAACGATCCTGTTGGTGAATTAAATAGATCTTTATGGAACAGTGGGTTAGATTCAGATAAAGAAATAGCACGCAAACAAAAACGTAAGTTATCATACTACAGCAACATCTATGTTATCAAAGATGCTGCATCTCCAGAGAATGAAGGAAGAGTATTCCTTTATAAGTATGGTAAAAAGATACATGATAAGATTATTGCAGCAATGCAACCAGAGTTTGAAGGTGAAACACCAATCAATCCTTTTGATTTCTGGCAAGGTGCTGACTTTAATTTAAGAATTAAAAAAGTTGCAGGTTACTGGAACTATGATAGTTCTACTTTCGGTAATGTCTCTCAACTAGGTGGATTTGATGATACTAAACTAGAACAGATTTATGATCAGATTCATGATCTTAATGAGTTTACAGGTGCTTCTAACTTCAAGACATATAATGAACTTAAGACAAGATTAGATCTAGTTCTTAAGGGTACTAATCCTAGACGTATAGACGAAGAGGAATTAGAAAATGAAGTTGCTGCCACGTTGGAATCGAAACCAACACCAGTAGAAACTACACCATCATCAGTCAACACGGACGACGATGCATTTAGTTACTTCGATCAATTAGCAAACGAAGAATTCTAAAACAAAAAGACCTCTACATATCGTAGGGGTCTTTTTTATTGCTATGAAATATCTTACTCACCCACTAACCGTATGTAATCTTATACTATTTGGATCACTTGGATTGGTACAATTAGTTCATACTAATGCACATCATAAAATGGAGATAGATGTTCATGCATATTGTAAAAACAATATGGAATATCAAGAGTCATTAAACTCAGAGGAAGATTGGTGAGCGAAATCGACCTTTTTGTTTCAAAAAAGGGGCAAAAAAAATTCGGGGGAAAAATGGTCAAAAGGGTCGATTAGGTATTTATACCTATTCTTGTACATCATACTCTATTGTCACAACTTTAGATATTCTACCTCTATAGTTTTGTGTACTTCTCTTCATAGTACCACGTAGTTGTGTAGTGATGCCTTCTAGTTCAGTCATTAATTCTGCTTCAAGTTCATCAGCAATGTTTCTGTGTCTGTCTACTCTCATTAGTTTTTAGATATACGAAGGGATTCGTTTTTAAATTCTGTACTTGGTGAATATCTCATTTGCTCTATAAACAGTTGATTGAATTGTGGTATTAAATCTGGTTTTAACAGGATTATCTCTCTTTTTTTCTCATTTTGGTCTATTTCATAAGTGTAATTAGAAACAGATATTCTTGATTGTGATTTAGGTAAAGTAACTCCTTCTGGAGTGATAAACTGATATTCTTCGGGAACGGTTACACCTCCTCTTAATATTATTTGACCATTATGGGATTGTTCTAAAGATTCATAATGATGCACTGCCTCAGGATCTTCGTAAGTAAAATTGACATAATTATCTAATGACATTTTAGATTTAGGCCAATCTTTGTAAAAATTTACTATATTGTTCAATAATAGTATAGTCCAATCATAATTAGGATCTTGATATAAATCCATTGATATGGTATCTGGTCTATCTCCATCTTCTATGATATAGTCGTCAAATGTGGTAATATTACCTTTTACACCATCAACTACTTTGATTCTAGAGAATATATTCTTAATTTGAATCCATTGACCATCAAATGGGTTCTTGGTATATTTAAGATATAAGAGATTTGGTATTTTATTGAAATATGCCATTATCTTACGTACTCCGAGTTATAGTTCTTTTTAGATCTTTGATCTTTTATGAAATCCATTTCTTCTGGTGTTGCAGTATCTTCAATTTCATGAATATCCTGTCTTGTGAGTGTTGTTAGTTCAGAGAAGGTTAAAGTCAATCTAACTGCTTGTACAAAATTATTAGGAGTTAATGATAAAACGTTATCTGGAGTATAATTGACAGCAACGTTTGTTAATGCACAATATTTTGTATTTGGTAAAAATTGAGATATGTCCTTTTTACCAGATTGAACAATTCTATAGATATAAGGATATTCTAAAAATAAACTATTGTTTGTACCACTCCTTCTACTGCCAGGATGCATACCTAACTTAAAGAATTTAATTATCTTTTTAATATCCTCTTCTTCATCACTATTTCTTGCTGCTAATAAGTAATCAAATCCAAACTCACGAACATTCATTTTTTCAAATGTTTGTAATGTGTTATCATTAAATGTAATTCCAAAAGCACCACCTAAAAGTGAATCAGCATTTACACCTGATGTTTTAGGTGCTTTATTTATATTATCACTAACAATTTTATCAAAAGCAATTTGGGTTGCAGTTGCACCAGCAGCACCTACTGCTTCACCTACACCACCAAAGGCAGCACCTGCAGCACCAAATGATACTTTATTCCAGTTAGCAGAGTATTTGTATTCTAAACTAGGAGGTATATACATTCTAACACATCCATTTCTACTATTTGATGGATCGTCACTTGATCTATTCCATTCTACTCTATCTGATGTTTGATCATTATTATTGCTTGTTTCTATTTGGTTTTGAGTTGCATTTGGTAAATTTGATTTTATATCTTTATTAAGTCCTTTTGATCCCGAAATGGAACCAGAAAGCATATCTCTAATACTTTTAACTCCTAGAGATTGTGCTTTATTGTAATCATACGAATAAAAATTGAGGTAGTATCCAGTTTTTTCAACTGACCTCGGATATGTTAATGATACTCCTGTATTTTTCATTAGATTTGTACTTTTTTGGCACTAACAAACTTACTACGATCATTATAAAACTGTTCTAAAGGCAAAACTGCCATTTCCAACACATCAGATTCTGGAATCTTAAAGAATAGATTATCTGCTTTGTCTATAATATATCTATGCCAAAGATATGGTGGTATTTTAGGGTTATTTTTATTTAGTATCTTTTCTGCAAGGTTTACTCTTTTTCTTGCTTCCATATAATGAAGATTTGCTCCATAAAACCCATCATCGGTTGGTTTACCTACAATTACCATAGGATATCTATCCCAGTGTTCTAATCTTTTAAGAAATTTCGGTTTATATTCAAAAAGGTAAAACTCAGCAGGTTTTACATTATCCTCAGCAGTATCAAAGAGGTAGTTAAATGCTTCCGTTCTTTGTCTTGCTCTATTTGTTATTCCCTTTTCTTTTAAGTGAGATAAAATACTCATACCTTTAATTCTTTTTCTGTTAGTATTTTAAATTGCATATTCCTTGATTTACAGTATTTCTCTGCTGCTTGCCACTTTGCTTCATTGATTGCATATCTTGTTACTTCTGCTAGGTACTTTTTAGTTACTCTTGATTTCTTTACAGGTCGTTCGGTTTGTTTTGCTGGTTTTACCTCAATAACATATTTTGCTGTATTACCATGTGTAGTACGACATTTTACATAGAAATCAGGAAAATACCTGTGAACTCTACTGTCAACAGGAGAACGATATGGTATAAAGAACTCTTCAGAACCCCATTCTAGTATGTTTGTGTTAAGATCACACCACTGCATGAACTTTCGTTCCCATAATGACCTATAAATTACATTAGTTGGATCACCTTTGTACTTTCTAGGGTTAGTTGGTCTATACTTTCCAGAATATGCCATACTAAATATAAATAAACCGTCTATAGACCTATTTAGATGAAAATCGACGATATTAAAACCCACATAATTGGTGAATATGGTATTGCCAACTCAAACAGGTATCAAATATCATTTGTGCCTGGTCGAGGTCTTAGTGAGTGGTTGAATTATTCACCAATGCCACAACCCATCCAATATGATAAGAAGTGGAATACAAGTAGTGGAAGAGCACAGATATTTAGTTGGTTAGCAGATGAGATACAATTACCAGGATATAACGTTGTTACTGGAGATTTGAAGGGATATGTACCTGGCATTAATATGAAGTATGCACACACTAAATCTTTCCAAGAGTGTCAAATTTCATTCATATTAGATAGAGAGCATACACCTTATAAAATTATGCAAAAATGGGGTGAATATATTTTTGAGCATAATGATGAACCGACCATATCAGGAGATAGAGGACGTGCAGCACCTGATTCCTATATAAAGACACGTTATTATGATGATTATACTGCAGATTTACTAATAGATAAGATTGAAACAAAAGATAAAAATGGGAAAGAAGTAGTATCAAGATATAGATTAACTAATGCATATCCATTTACTGTATCTGCTATTACATACGCTAATGGTCCTAATCAACCACTCAGATTCATGACAAACTTTAATTTTGAGTATATGAGAGAACTTGATCCAGATGTTGATCCCATTGAAGAAATAGTTGTTGGAAATCCGTGATATATAATATACCTATATTATACTTATGGCATTACCTAAATTAGAGACCCCAACGTATGAATTGACAGTACCTTCTACTAAAAAGAAAATAAAATATCGCCCATTCTTAGTTAAAGAAGAGAAAATTCTCTTATTAGCGTTAGAATCTGAAGATGATAAGCAAATTGCACAAGCAATGAAAGATTTGATAAGGGCATGTGTATTGACTAAGGGTATAGATCCAGATAACCTTGCTACATTTGATGTTGAGTACATTTTCTTAAACATTAGAGGTAAATCTATTGGTGAAACCATTGATGTTAAAATATTATGTCCAGATGATGGGAAAACTGAAATAACTACACAAATACCAATAGATAAAATTAATGTTAGATTTACTAAAGGACATACTAATCAAATACAAGTTAGTGACGACCTTTGGGTTGAAATGAAATATCCAAACATTGATTCTCTTGCTGTACAAGAAGAAACTGTAGATGATACATTTAAGTTAGTATCTAAATCTATTAAAAAGATTTACAACGCTGAAGATGTGTGGGATTCTTCTACTACAACAGAAGATGAGTTTATGGAATTTATTGAATCAATGAATAGTAAGCAATTTGCTAAAATTCAAAAGTTCTTTACTACTATGCCATCATTGAAGCATACAGTCAAAATAATAAATCCTACTACAAGGGTTAAAAGTGAATACACAATTGAGGGATTATCCAATTTTTTCATATAGCCCTCTTCCATACCTCACTTGAGACCCACATACGGATCAATTTTGGTATGATGCAACATCATAAGTATGGTTTCGAGGACATTAATAATATGCTTCCTTGGGAACGAGACGTATATGTTGAGTTGTTAAGACAACATCTGGAAGAGGAAAAGAAGAAATTAGAAGAACAAAGGCAACGTAACCGATGAGTTCTCTTACTAAAGTTAATACAGAAGATTTACAAATGCGAGGGTATGTTGACCTTCAGCAGTCAATTTTTGATGTCAAATCAGCAATCTTTGGTAAGAAAATGCCTGAAAAGGTAGACGAACCTGAAGAAACAGAAGAACCATCAAGTGGTAATAATTTTAAAGTATTAACAAAACAGTCATTAAAATTAAGGAATACTGCTGTACTTATCCATAAACAAGCATTAATGGAGTTTAAGTATGAAAAGAGATTATTTGGTAATATTAAATTAAGTAATGCCCCTAAAAAGTATCAAACATCTGCTACTTTTAGAAAGAGATTAAAATTAAAAAAAGATTCTGAAAAGAAGTTAGATACCAGTAGTTTAAGAAATTTACTAGATGATTTAATAAACAAATTTCTTAGGAAAGGGTGGTTAAAAATAAAAAGAGGTATAAAGAGATTAATAGGAAAGAAAGGTATTAAATTTATACGAAGTATAAGAAAGTTATTTAGAAAAATTAAGATTAATTATAAACTGTTTAGAAGATTTGCATTTAAACCTTTTAGACAGGCAAGAAGATTTGTTCAAAGTTTACCTAAAAAGGCATTTAATCTTAGTAAGAGTTTAGTTAAAAAAGGTATATCTAGTGTTAAAACACAACTTTTAAAAAGAGGTGGTGTAAAGGGGATAAAATCTAGTGTTGGTAAGGTAATTAAAAATACAGGTAAGATGTTATTAAAACGTTTTAAACTGTTTTATAAGGCAGGACCTGGTAGATTTATTAAAAAGATTCCATTAGTTGGTTCTATAATTGATTTTGCTATAAACTACTTTATTTTTAAAGAACCTTTAGGTAAAGCAGTATTAAAGGCAGCAGGTGCAGGTCTTGGTGCTTGGGCAGGTGGAATTGCAGCAGCTGCTGCTGGATCTGTTGTTCCATTTTTGGGAACAGCAGTAGGTGGTACTTTAGGTGCTATTGCTGGTGGTATGATTGGTGATGCTTTAGGTGGTTTATTATATGATCTTATTACAAGTGGTGGTAAGGGTGCTAAGACAGAGACAACAACTACAAAATCTAAGATATCTATCGTTAATGGACAAATAGTAGAAGATTCAAGTAGTGTTGAAACAACTACAGACGGTGCTAAAGACGGTGCTAAAGTTAAGAAACCTCAGTTTGTACTTGTTGGTGAGGGTGGAGAAGATGAATGGATTGTACCTAAGAGTAGATTAGGATGGTGGATTGCACCATTAATAGGAGATATTATTCAAGATACAGTTGATTCTGAACAGAAAGAAAGTGAAAAAATAAAAAGAACAGTAGATAAGATT